TTCATAGATTATTTAGAAGGCTTACGCAAACTTCATCAACAGGTTACCTGTCCCAAGCACATTGATAAGGATTATGCTGAGACCTTAGCAAGTGACCTTGCATACATGGTACTGAGATCCCAATTTAAATCTAAAAATAGATGGATGGTTGATCCAAATCTTATGAGTGACAAAGACATTCTAAAGAGGTTTGTAGAAGAAAACATTTGGCCTACTCCTGTGATTATTGAGGAATACGGACACAAGTGGCATCTCCTCCCATTGATTCAATGTTTTGAAGTCCCAGATATGATCGAACCGTCTCTTATTTATGCTGATAAGAGTCACTCCATGAAGAGATCTGAAATCAGGTCCCATATACTTGCTAGACCTGGAACTCCTATACCGTCGAAGAAGGTTTTGAATACTCTCTTGAATAAGGAATCAACTAATTGGCCAGAGTTCCTCCGCAAAGTGAATGAAAATGGACTAGATGAAGACGATCTGGTGATCGGGTTAAAGGAAAAAGAAAGGGAAATCAAAATATACGGAAGATTTTTCTCACTCATGTCTTGGGAGCTAAGAGAGTATTTTGTCGTGACTGAATATCTAATAAAAAAGTATTACGTGCCTCTGTTTTATGGGCTGACGATGGCTGATAATTTGACCACAGTGATGCGAAAAATGATGGAGAGCTCCAATGGACAGGGATTAAACGATTATAGTCAGATCTCCATTGCCAACCATATAGATTATGAGAAATGGAATAACCATCAAAGAAAGGATTCGACATTCCCTGTCTTCAAAGTAATGGGTCAATTTTTAGGATATCCCATGTTAATTGCTAGAACACATGAGCTATTTGAGAAGAGTTTTATATACCACAGTGGAAGAGGAGATCTTCTTAAAGTAGAAGGCAACACAATAGTTAACAACTCAGATGCTATGACCTGTTGGAATGGACAAGCTGGAGGGCTGGAGGGGTTACGACAAAAAGGATGGAGCATACTCAACCTTCTAGTAATCCGAAGAGAGAGTGCGTCAAGAAACACACAGGTTAAATGTCTGGCCCAAGGGGACAATCAGGTTATATGTACCCAATATAAAATGCAGAAATATCGCACTGATGATGAACTCAGATCAAACATCCAGAGAATTGTTGATAATAATGACCGAATCTTAGAGAAGATAGAGGAAGGAACAAAGAAACTAGGGTTGATCATAAACCAAGACGAAACAATGAGAAGTGCTGATTACTTGAATTATGGGAAAATACCTGTATTCCGAGGTAACGTCATGAATCTGGAAAATAAAAAATGGTCAAGAGTGAATTGTGTAACCAATGATCAAATTCCCACATTGGCAAACGTGATGTCCTCCGTTTCCACCAATGCACTCACGGTCGCACACTTCTCCGACAGCCCCATCAATGTGATGTATCATTTCAACTTCCTTGGAAACTTTGTCCGAATTCTGTTAGAGAGACATAACCCAGCACTGCGCGGATCCGTTCAACAATTCTTGAAAACAAAGAAAAATGCCTTAAATTCTAGAAACTATAAAATCGCTACACTTTACCTTGACCCCAGTTTAGGAGGTGTCTGCGGAACGGCCTTAACAAGATTTCTGATTCGACAATTCCCTGATCCTGTCACCGAAAGCCTAACCTTCCTCAAGATGGTCTATCAAGGAACATCTGATCCCGGATTGAAGGCATTGATGTCCACTATGGGCCATCCAGCTATCAAAGTCTCTGATATGACAGATTACAACAAGTTGATAGAAGATCCGCTTTCATTAAATATTCCACGAGGTGTCAGCTCTATGACCATGATAAAAGACAAGATAAAAGAAAACTTAATTTCATATGGACCGAGTATTAAAAACGAAATGGTACGGGATGCAGTTAATCACATGTCAGAAGAGGAAGCTGGATTCAAAGACTTCTTGACTTCCATTCGTCCGGTCTTCGGACGATTTATAAGTGAATACATGTCAGCCACATTCATGGGAATCACTAACAACCTAGTGGGTCTTTTCCAGAACTCTCGAACCATAAGGAATGTTTTCTCAAAGAAATTGTCCAGAGAATTAGACCATATAATAATCAAAGGTGAACAGATATCATACCTAACTGTGTTGAGATTCGATCCAGATTCCTGTACAGACAACATGTGGAAATGCTCTGCGAGTCATGCTGATGATTTGCGCAACACATCGTGGGGAACTAAAATAGTAGGAGCCACCATCCCGCATCCAGCTGAGATGGTTTCAAGGGTTTATCGAAACAATGGAGATTGTCCCGCTTGTGCCTCTGATGGCGAAGACAGATTATACATCAGCTTAGTAATACCTGATGGATTAAAAGATTTTTGGAGCAGCAGAGGACCATACCCAGCATACTTAGGTTCGAAAACTAGTGAGACTACCAGTTTGCTGCAACCTTGGGAACGTGAATGTAATGTCGACTTCATGAAACGGCCAGCGAATCTACGCAAAGTTATAGGGTGGATGGTAGATCCAGACTCAACCATTGCTGAATCAATTTATCAGAATCTACTCGCCATGACAGGGGAGGAATGGGACCGAGTCGTAACAGGATTCAAGCGAACAGGTTCTGCCCTCCATCGATTTAGTTGCTCAAGACAGAGTTCGGGAGGATTTACCGCTCAAAGTCCGGTTAAGTTGACACGTATGGTGACAACGACAAGCACTTTGCAGGACATCGGATCTACTAATTATGATTTCATGTTCCAATCGTGCATCCTCTATTGTCAAATAACTGCGGGAGAAAAACACCACGACGACGGCACCCCAGGTTTTTACCATTTCCACATCGGCTGTAAGAATTGTCTAAGACAAATTGAAGAA